GCCGCTTGTGCGCTCTGCTGGTTGTAATGCTGTGTTCCGATGCTTGCACTTGCTCCGCTTGGTGTTGCTGTAGCGCCGTTGTTTGCCGCTAGTATTGGATTGATGCCCGCCGCTATCATGTCCTTTACAGTGTCCTGATATGCTGTGCCGCGCATTTCCTTTGCAAAGGCTCTTTCTGCCGCCGCTTCTGCGGAGTTGTATTTTTTTGCGCTTGCTTGGCTTCCTGCGTTCATCAGATTACTGATAATAGAGCTTAAAAAGCTCATGCCGTTTGCCATGTTTACGCTGCCCTGATTGTTGTATGTGGTGATGCCTGTTGGTGTTCCAATCTGTGTTGAGCCGATTTGTTGCGGTGCTGTCAGGCTTCCGGTGGTTGTTTCGCTTCCGCTGCTTGTTTCTTCTCCGGCTCTTTGGCTGCTTGTTGCACTGCTCTGGTTTGAACTCATTGCAACGCTTGTCAGTAGGCTAAGTCCCTGCATGATGTACGGCATCCATGATAAAAGTGTACCCATTTAAAAATAGCCGGGTCTTTGCCCGGCTTTCTCCTTTCTTAGATTCTTTCGATGCCCGGGATACTGTAGATTGGCATTTCCCTGTACCACGTTTCATTGAACCAGAAATCACACAAGAATTGGTGACTTACTGCGGACGTTACCGCAATAGTCCTATCGATGTTTTCACGTCCTTCCTGAATCCACTCTGCCGATAGTGTCGGCAGCTTGTCATAGTCGTCTGCATAGTGCCATGCATCCAAAGACGTTTGATAGTTTGACCTCATTTCTCCGGTTACGTAGGAAGGCTTGTAGCGGTAATCCGCCCAAGCTTCCTGATAGCCAAAAATCTGGCTATCTTTTTCGCTTCCGTCTGCGTAGATTTCTCTGTTGTATACTGGCTGTTCGCCCAGTGCCGCTAATCGCGGGTCGTAGTACGTGAATCGGCCGCCGCGCGTCCATTTGGTTCCAAGGCCCTGCTGGTAGCTGTGTTCCACTCGTACCACTGCCAGCCCGATGATATAGCCGTACTCTGTTGCTGCATAGTCTACCATCTGTTTTGAACAGGTCGTTAGGCTGTATGCCGCTGTGTTGCCCAGTGCTTGCCCGGTCGTGGTGTCTGTTTGGCTGGTCTGCACCACCTGATTCACATTGATTGCAATTCGCTGCCCGCCAATGTACTCTGGAATTTGCAGCCGGCTGTCCGGACTTGTTATGCCCCACGTCCCGGAAAGGAATTCTCTGTACCTCGTGCCGTTTCTTGCATCTGCTTCGAAGATATGTTGCAGTGCGATGGCCTGCCGTAAGTCGTTAATCGTTGTTGCGGTTACACTGCTAAGGTCTGCTCCGAGATAGCTTAGTTCTTTTTCCGTTCCGTTTCCTACATATGTTTGTGCCGGGGTTCCTTCCCATAGGATCATGTCGTAAAGTCTTTGTTTTTGTGTTCCTCCGGCGTCTGTTTGACTTGTAAAGCTGTTTATGTTTTGTTCTGTTTTATTTTTTAGTTCTTTGTCTGAGTAAGCATATATTCCCGCTGCTCCTGTTATTGGCAGCGTTACCGGCTCTGCATTTTTCAACGGTGAAGGAAGGCAAGATGTGAAATAATCGTGGAACTTGCTCACCTTTGCTGGTTTCATTGCATACAACGTTGCTTCGCTGGTGTTGGTCGTCTGGTCGAGAGCGTTTGCATTTTCGGTTACTTTGCTTGCGTCTGCATTTGTTGCGCCGTCATCCGTCTTTTTGTATCCCACCATAAGCGGCGCTTCAAGATTTTCATCTCTGAACCACTCGTTGTATATTTTGCAGTATGCTCGTGCAGGTAATGCGTTCACTTCCAGCGCGTTCGTTACCTGTGTCGGCAGTCCGAAATAGTCGCCGATGGAACCATTTGCAAGGCCGCTGGTGCCGCCGATGGTGCATTTAGGAGTTGAATACTCCGTATCTTCTGCCCAGTAGTCGGTTTCATTTTCACCGAACATATTTTCAAAGTGATACCACAAAAGTCTTGCAGGCACAAAGAAGAAATATATATCCATGTAACAGTTATCCATGATAGGATAGATAGGAGTGCTCATTCTGATAAGCCCGTTAAGTTGTACCCGTGCTGTGTCACCTGGTAGCACTTCGTCCATGTAGATGGGTACCAGTTCGCCTTCGTTGATGGTCGTTAAGAGCTGATGGCTGCGGTCAAATTTTGATCGCGGTCTTTCCATTCGCGGCACTTGCGCGAAATGGTTTTCACTGTTCCGGTTCGTTCTGCTTCACCTCTTCCTTTTTTTCTTCCGGCTTCGGCTGTTCGGTCTGCTGTTTCTGTTTCAGCTCTTCCAGCGTTTCCGCCGCCCTCTGTGCCGTTTCGTGCATCGTCACAATGTCTTTAGGCAGATTTTCCAGTGGCGTGCCCTCTGTGTAGATTGTGCTCTTTGCTTTGATGGAAAAATCTCCGGCTTCTAGTCTCGCGATTGCGCTTGCGAGGTCGTATCCTTCGCCTGCCTTTTGAATTTTTTCGTAGACATTTTCATCCGGTTGTCGGATGTAGTCCGTTGTGCCGTTTGGTCGCTTTACCGCTTTCCACGTTGGTGCTGTTTCGCTGCCGGTTTTGCTTGTCACTCTTTCGGTTGGTATTCCGTAGTATCGCACTAGAACGTTAGGATTTAACATTGTACGTCTCCTTAAGGTCTACTAGTTTGCACAGCTGGTTTGGTTTCGCTCCGAACATTTCGCCGGTTTCGGTGTCGAAGTCGCCCAGCTCCATAAGGCTGATGTCCTCGATTTCCTGCATTTTTGATTCGTTTGCTTTCCACTTTGCAGTGCGGATTGCCTGCGCCCTGTTCTGCTGTAAGAAAGGACTGCTGTATCCATTCGTGATTGCATCATGAAAACTGTAGAATTTCAGTGTCATTTTTTAGCCCCTCCAACGTGCTTTTTTAGTTCTTACGTCGATGTGTGTAAAAGTTAAATAACTTCCGATGCCGTATTTATCCGGGTATTTGTCTTTCAGATACTTTTGTATCCATCTTGCCGGAATATCAGATACTTGGATATCAGCCGCTGCGCCTTTTGTGTGTTGTGAGTTTTTTACACCGCCGATTTTTGCGTTGTATTCTGGTGTCCGGTATCCAGATGTTACAATCACCGGTTTGTTGAAATGTGCGCGTATATCTTCCAAAACGTCTATAAGTTCTCTGTCTACAATTACCTTGTCACATCGGAAGTCTTTTTGTGCAAATTCTCTTACTTTGAAGTGTTCACTTATTTGGTGGGTGCTCTGATTAAATAAGCTGTATTCTTCACGTTCCACCTTACTCCTCCTCTTCAGTCTCTTCCTCTTCCTTCACAATTGCGTGGTAAATTTTATCCAGCATTGCGAGGATTTTCAAAAAAATGTTCATGCTTTCATTAAAGTCCATTTGTTCACCTCCTTTCATTGTTCCGTTTGGAACATTACAGCCGGATGCCGCCCCGGCTTACCTTCGGTCGGACGTTGATGTTTTTCGTCCGCTTTGCGGTTTGTGTAAACTTCCGCTGGTCGCCACGGCCTGCGCCGCTACGATGTGCCATTGTGTTCCCCCTTTCTTTTAAATATAAAAGGCAGGAAACCTTTTTGGCTTCCTGCCTCTATTTTATGTAAAAATCTCTGTTTTGTCAATGCGGTAAAGGTGTACAGATTCTACGTCTTGTCTTTGTGCTGTTTTACTCGCCCTGCAACGTGCGCTCGCGGTGTAGTCGATGAACATATTATCTTCTGTTGTCATGTCTTTGTGCGTGATGTGGGCAATGAACTTATATTCTTTTTGTTTCATGGTTTACATCATCCTTTCTGCGATTATATTATACCATTTTTTTGGTAAAAAGTCAACCTTTTTTTGAGGTTTTTTCCATTTTCCCTAGGATAGGAGCGCTTTTAAACTCTCGCCCGCGGGCGCTCCTCTTGACAAGACCGGCTTGCAGGTCAGATTGTCGGCGCGCTCCGTCAGACTTTGCCGCCGCTGCTTTCCCTGTTTTATTGGCTATAAGGTTTCTTTCGGTTCTCTCCACTTTTGTTTTTGCTTGTCTTTTTCTTTTTGTATTTCTAGGTATGTTGAGTATGGAACACTGGTGTTTTGCTCTAAGTTTACAAGGCTTAGCACTGCGTTTCTTCGTCTTTTGGCTCTCACTGCTGTCAGCTCGTCAGAATGGGCCTTGAAATAGTTTTCAGTGTCTTTGCTGGTATCCTTATCAAGTAGCTTATCAAAGTACCTTGGTGGCCTTTTCTGCCGCCCTCCTGCGCATGTGATGTTGTCGGTTTCTAGTATTTCGTTCATGTGCTCTTTTAGGTACTTTTCCCCGATGCCTTTTGACATGATTCTAAACTCTGGCTCACGGCCTTGCATCCAGTATTTTGTGCTCTGCTCTGCGCCGATTGCTTTTTTATTCACGTACTGTGCCACATATGCGTATGAGCCTGGTGCTGCTGGGGAAAAGTCTACAAATCCTTTTCCCCATAAGTTCGTTAGCCATTCGCTCTTAAAGTATGCGTTGCCCTTTTGGTTTTTGTACCATACTCCATCCTCTGGTTTTAGTCCAAAAAAAATTCCGTGGTAGTGTGGTCTTTTTGTTCTGTCTCCGTACTCTCCTGCTATGAAGTATTTTATCGGTTTCTTGTATGCTTTTCTGAGACGCTTTAGAAAAAGCTGCACGTCTCTTTTGCTTACTGTTTGAGATTGAATACTTTGGTAGCCTTTTAGAATTTCGCCGTATGGAACATGTTCTTCATCGTAGGTCATTGTAACGAAAATCACATCTTTCCATTTTTGGGCCTCTAGTTCTATTCTCGTTGCCCATTGGTCTGCCATCTGTTTTCGGCAGTATTCACATTTTCCGCATGGCAATAATGCGAGGTTTCCTTTTTTTACGCCGTCCATGATGGTTTGTTCTAGGTCCTGTTTCTTTAGGTAGTTTAGACTTCCCCACATGGTTGGCTTTTTCGTGTTCATCTGGAAAACATTCGGGTTTGTACATGGCATAGGTTTGGCGCAAGATTACTTGTCTATCTTGCGCCAGTTGACACCTCTCTTTCTTTTTTCTTTATATATTACTTTTTGTAGTAGTAGTAGTAGGGTCTGTTGAAACTGTTGAAAAGTCTAATTTTTAGCGTTGATACGCATATTTATCGCCTTCTTTCTTGTTGAAATTTTTGTTTAAAACTTGTTGAATTGTTGAAAGTTCGTTAAATTGCCAATTTTTTTTGTGTATTTCTTTGTTGAAAACCTGTTGAAACTGTTGAAACTGTTGAAAACTTAATCTCCTCTATACGCGCCCATTATCTGGTTAGGATTGATTGACGTGTATGGTGTGATGTTTTTCCCGCCTTTTTCCCAACTGTCTTTAAAGGCCGATGCTGCTTTTCTTCCTGCGCCTTTTGCTGATTCGGCCGCCTTTTCTCCTGCGTCTTTTAGCTTGTCTCCTGCGTCTCCCAACTCGTTGAGTAAGTTGTTTGCCGCATAGTTGTAATTGCTGACCTGTTTTGCGCTTGACTGTGCTAAACTGCTTGCTGCTTCTTTAAAGCTTTTTGCAGAATGGTACTGTTTCGCGCTTGTGCTTTTTTTTGCCAGTTCCAGGTATCTGTTTGCTAACTCTGCGGTATTGTTACCGTATTCATACATCGCTGACACTGCCGCCGCTTGTGCGCTCTGCTGGTTGTAATGCTGTGTTCCGATGCTTGCACTTGCTCCGCTTGGTGTTGCTGTAGCGCCGTTGTTTGCCGCTAGTATTGGATTGATGCCCGCCGCTATCATGTCC